AAACGCAAGGACGACCTCGCGGCCGGCGAGCTGCTGCGCGCCGAAGAGGTCCGCAAACACGTGTTCGATCTGCTCCGGACCACGCGCGATCGGCTCCTGAAGCTACCGGAGAACGTCGCCGCTGACGTTTCCGCGGCCCTGAACGTCCCGGACGTGAACGCTGTGCGCGACGCCATGCGTGAGGGCGTTGAGCGCGTGCTCGGCGACTTGTCGAGCTCGATCGGGTCGATCGCGCGCGCACCAACGGATGACACGGCCGCTGCATGACATACGACCCTGCTCGGTTCGTCACGCATGCAGCTTGGGGCGACGCACTTACGCCCGATCCGCGCCTCACGGTGGCCGAATGGGCCGATGCGCATCGCATGCTGTCGACCATCTCGAGCGCCGAGGCCGGCCCGTGGCGCACGTCGCGCACGCCTTACCTGCGCGAGATCATGGATGCGCTCTCCGTCACCTCGCCGATCGTGCGCGTCGTGTTCGCCAAGGGCGCGCAGGTCGGCGGCACCGAGGCTGGGAACAACTGGATAGGCTACGTGATCGCGCACGCTCCGGGCCCGATGCTCTGCCTCATGCCCACGGATTCGACAGCTGAGGGCAACGTGCGCACGCGCATTGATCCACTGATCGACTCGACACCCGCGATCCGCGACAAGGTCCCGCGCCGCGGTTCGAAAGAGGGCGGCAACACGCTCGATCGCAAGGACTTCCCCGGCGGCGTGCTCAACATCCGAGGCGCGAACGCCCCGGCGAACCTGCGCAGCTTGCCGATCCGCTACCTGTTCCTCGACGAAGTGGACGCGTACGAGTTCGACCTTGACGGCGAGGGCGACCCGATCGCGCTCGCCCAGGCGCGCGCGCGCACGTTCGGCCGATCGCGCAAAGAGTTCGAGGTGTCGACGCCGACGATCGAGGGAACGAGCCGCATCGCAGCCTCGTACGAGGCGACCGATCAACGCCGCTACTTCGTGCCGTGCCCGCACTGCGGCGAATACCAGACGATCGAATGGCCGCGCATCAAGTGGGACTCGGACACCAGCGCGCCGTACCTCGCGTGCGAGCCGAACGGCTGCGCGATCGAGGAGCGGCATAAGCCGCGCATGCTCTCTGCCGGCGAGTGGCGTGCAACGGCCGAGTGCTCCGATCCAACCGTGCGCGGCTATCACCTCAGCGCGCTCTATTCGCCGCTCGGCTGGTACTCGTGGGCTCAGGCGCGCGACGACTTCCTGACGGCGAAGCGCGAGAAGAACGAGGCGAAGCTCAAGACGTGGGTAAACACGGTGCTGGGCGAGACCTGGAAGGAAGCCGGCGAGGCGCCCGACTGGGAGCTGCTCTATGCCCGTCGCGAATCGTACGCGAGCAACTGGGTGCCGGCGGGCGGGCTCGTGCTGACGGGTGCCGTGGACGTGCAGAAGGACCGGCTCGAGCTCGAGATCCAGGCGTGGGGCCCGCGCCTCGAGCACTGGACGATCGACCGCCGCATGCTGCCCGGCGATCCGGCCGTGCTCGACGGAGAGCGCTCGCCGTGGACCGCGCTCTCCGCCGTGCTCTCGGAGAGCTGGCCGCACGAGCTCGGCGGCCGCATCGCGATCGGAGTGCTGGCGGTCGACACTGGCGCCGAAACGCAGTCAGCCTATGCGTGGTGTCGATCGCAGGGGCCCGGCCGCGTGATGGCGATCAAAGGCTCGGACGCGCTGAGCACGATCATCAGCACGCCGAGGCCCGTCGACATTCAGCGGAACGGTCAGACGATCCGCAATGGCGTGATGCTCTGGCAGGTCGGTGTGAGCGTGATCAAGAGCGAGATCTACGGCTGGCTACGTCAGCGCCGATCCGAGAGCGACGAGATCAAGCCCACTGGCTGGGCTCACTGGCCAGACTCGCTCGATCAAGAGCATTTCAAACAGCTCACGTCCGAGGTGCTGCGCACGAAGGTCGATAAGAAGGGTTATCGCAAGCGCTTCTGGTCGCAGATCCGTGATCGCAATGAGGCGCTCGATCTGAGCGTCTACAACCGCGCGGCCGCCGCGCAGCTCGGGGTCGACCGCTGGACGGACGAGCGCTGGGATCGGCTGCGCGCCGAGCTCGACGTCGGGCTGACGCCGAAAGCCGCGCGCGAGGCGACGCCGCCGAGCACGGGGCGGATGAAGATCCGGCGCAAGCCGTCGTCCGGCTACTGGTGAGTGTCCTCGGGGGTGCCCGTGCCACCGTGCGGGCATGGCGGATATCACAGCCACTGAGGACGAGCGCGAGGAGCTGCGAAAGGTCGCGGTGAGCGGCGTGCAGTCTGTCGAGGCGGACGGGCGCAAGGTCGTCTATCGGCCGCTCGACGACCAGCTGCGCGTGCTGAGCGAGCTCGGGCGCGCGGGGCGCTCGCGGCGCCGCTACGTCGCGTTTTCCAAGGGGTGGCGGTGAACGTACTCGACGCGGTGATCGAGGCTGTAGCGCCGCGCTGGGCGGCCAAGCGGGCCGTCGCGCGCGCGGCGCTGCGCTCGTTCAATGCGACGGGGCGCGGGCGACGGCACAACAAAGACGGCTGGCAGGCGGGCCCGGCGAAGCCGACCGAGACATCGACCGACCTCGCGATCCTGCGCGAGCGCGAGCGCGAGATGTCGAGGAACAACCCGTACTGGCGCCAGGGCGTGCGCGTGCTGACGTCCGAAGTGATCGGCCGCGGGATTCGCGCGACGGCGATCGGCGACAACCAGCGCGCCGTATCGTCCGTGCAAAAGGCTTGGGACGAGTGGGCCGAGAGCAAGACGCCGGACGTCACGGGTCAGCACGACCTGTACGGGATGCAACGGCTCATCACGCGCGCAGTCGTGAGCCATGGTGAGTGTCTGGTCGTGAAGCGCGTGGTCGACCGCAAGCTGCGCTTGCAGCTCTTGAGCGCCGACTACCTCGACACGTCGAAGGACCGCGAGATCGCGGGCGGCGGAGAGATCGCTGGCGGTGTGGAGGTCGACGAGTTTGGGGCGCCGGTCGCCTATCACGTGTACAAGCGCCATCCCTCGCGCGCGTTGACGGCAGAGTCCAATCGCATCCCGGCCGAAGACGTCGCGCACGTGTTCGCACTCGAACGGATCGGGCAGCTACGCGGCGAGTCGTTCCTCGCGTCGGTCTACACGCGGCTGTCGGACTGGGACGACTACGAAGACGCCGACCTGATGCGCGCGAAGGTCGCGGCATGCTTCGGTGCGGTCTACACGGGCGTCGACGGCGACGACGAGAGCGACGTCGAGCTCCGGGAAAAGCTCGAGCCCGGCATGATCGAACATCTGCCGAACGGCGCGCAGGTGCAGACGCTCACGCCTCCGGCAAACCTCGGGCTGCGCGACAGCGCGCTGATCAACCATCGCGCGATCGCGCTCGGGCTCGGCATCACTTACGAGTCGCTCACGGGTGACTACGAAAAGGTCACGTTTTCCAGCGCGCGCATGGGTCGGATCCAGATGGACAAGTGGATCTCGGACCTGCAGCAAGACGTGGTGATCGATCGCTTCTGCGAGCGCGTTTGGTCGTGGTTCCTCACGGTCTACGTGCTGCGCAGCGACGACCAGACCACGGGGCAGACGCCGCGCGTCACGGCGCAGTGGACAGCGCCATCGCGCTCGATCGTCGACCCCAACGCCGAGTCAAAGGCGGCGCTGCTCGACGTGCGCGCGGGGTTCCGCTCGTGGTCAGACACAGTGCGCGAGCGGGGCTGCGATCCGCAGCGCGTCGCCGAGCAGATCGCGAAGGATCAGAAGTTGTTCGATCAGCACGGCATCGTGCTCGACAGCGATCCGCGCAAGGTCTCGATCCAGGGCCAAGGCGCAGTCAACCAAGGTGGAGAGGAGAGCGAAGCCAATGGCGGCGCCGGCAAAGCAACGAAAGCCTAATGGCGATCAGCACACGCGCGAAGATGTCGAGCTGGCGTTTCGCGCGCAGCTCACGCCGACGTCCGCAAATGACGAGGACCGCACGATAGATATCGTGTGGTCCGTCGGCTCGGAGGTGCGGCGATACGACTGGCGGTCTGACGAAGACTACCTCGAGACGCTCTCGATGGATCCGAAGCATGTGCGGCTCGGACGTCTGAACGATGGCGGCCCTGTGCTCGACACGCACTCGCGATGGAGTGTGCGCGATATCTTGGGCTCGATCGTTCCAGGGACGGCGAAGGTCGACGGGAAACAGGGCACGGCGAAGGTCAGATTTTCGATGCGTGATGACGTCACGCCGATCTGGACCGACGTAAAAACCGGGATCGTGCGCTCGGTCTCGGTCGGCTATCAGGTGCACAAGTGGGAGCGCACGCCCGCGACGGACAAGACGATCGCGAAGCGCATGGCGGTCGACTGGGAGCCGCACGAAGTGTCCATGGTCCCGATCCCGGCAGATGCCGCGGCGGGCACTAGGAGTGCTGACGAAGCTTTGGCGCAATCTCGCGCAAGAGAGGCTGACATGAACGCAGAAGAGCAGAAGGCAGCGGAGGAAAAGGCGAAGCGCGAGGCCGAAGAATTGCGCGCACGTGAAGCCCGCGAGGCCGAGGCCAAGCGCGCTGCAGAGGCGGAGGCGAAGCGCGCCGAAGAGGACGCCAAGCGCGCGAAAGATCTCGCCGACGCCGCAGCTACGCGCGCGCTCGCGATCGTCGAGCTGTGCGACGAGCACAAGGTCGACGGCGAGAAGCGCAGTGCATGGCTGCGGAGCTCGATGTCGGTCAGCGACGTCAAGATCGCGATCCTCGACAGCATGGCCGCTCGCAGCCGCGAGAATCACGTCAGCCCAGCCACTGGCGGCGACGGGCGTCGCGAGCAGAACGCTGTGCGCGATGCCGCAGATGCGATCCTTCGCCGCGCAGGCGAGAAGGTCGAGGGCGAGGGGCATCGAAATTTCGGCGACGGCAAGCTGTCGCGCATGGCCGAGCAGTTCCTGCAGATGGGCGGCGTCAACACGCGCGTGCTCAACTCGCACGAGATCGCGCAGCGTGCTCTGGCGACGAGCGACTTTGCCGCGGTGCTCTACCTCGCTGGCGAGAAGCAGGTGCGCAAGGGATACGAATCGACCCCCCTCGTCCACCGCGAAGTCTTCCGCAAGACCACGGCGAACGACTTTCGCGAAAAGCATCAGGTGCTGGTGAGCGCCGGCAGCATTCTGCCCGAGGTGCCCGAGAGCGGACGGATCACGCAGAGTGCGGCGAGCTCGGAGCAGAGCAAGTACGCGATCAAGTCGTACGGCACGATCATCGCGATCACTCGAAAGATGATCATCGACGACGACATCAGCGCGGTTACGCGCATCGCGCAGAGCCGCGGCCGCTCGGTCGCGGAGACGGAGCGCAAGCTCGTGTGGGACTTCATCATGTCCAACGCGCTCGCTGGTCCGACGTCGCAGGACGGTACAGCGGTATTCACCACGGGACACGCAAACTTTCCAAGCGCGAGCGGAACGCCGATCTCCGACGTGACGCTCACCGCCGCGCGCGTGAGCTTCGGTAACCGCCTCGGCCCCGATGGCTTCGCGATGAACGCGCAGCTGAAGCACATCGTGACCAGCGTCGTGGGTGAAGCGCCGTGGGACGTGTTGCTCAACGGCATGTTTGTCCCCACGTCAACCACCGGCGTGGTGACCGAGCGCATGCGCCAAGTGCAGCTGCACGTCGAGCCGCTCATCAGCACGAGCAAGAAACACTGGTACGGTTTCACCGACTACAACCAGGTCGACCACTTCGAATACGCCTACCTCGCAGGCGCCGAGGGCGCGCGCCTCGAGCAGCGCAACGGCTTCGATGTCGAAGGCATCGAGCTGAAAGTGTGCCTCGACTTCGGGATCG